GTCGTCTTTTAATGTCATTTACTTTTTCCTTAATCTCGCTGCCTCTAGGATCTGCCAGCAGGCTTCTGTTTCCAAGTGCTCTTGGACCGAACTCGGCTCGTCCGGAAGCCACTCCCACAATTTTCCTAACAAGTAGCTGATCCAAAATGTCGTTAACAGGGTAAGCACCAGGAATATCATGCCCGAGAAAAGCACTGTGCCAGTTAATTTTACCCCCATGTACCAAAGCGGCAGCGCCAAGGCTGCTACCAGCATCACCAGGGTTAGGCATAATCCATATATCATCGAAGTAGTGTCCTATTCTTGCGTTGGCTGCACAGTTAAGTGCAACCCCGCCCATGTAGACCAAGTTGCTACTGAATTTAAATTCTCTAGCCCGCATCATTATATTTAATATAAGATCTTCTGCTAGATCCTGTGCCCCGGCTGCAATATCGAACTCTGAATACTCGCATAGATACTTTTGCGAAAGTCCTGTGTGCAAGTTCTCTTTAAAGCGTATTTCCCATTCATTATCAATTAAATCATAGCGCATGCGATTGCTTACATCGTTCTTGCCGTAAGCGGCCATGCCCATTAAGATGTATTCTTCGTCTAGTGGACGTAGGCCAACGCGGCTAGTGCATGCAGTGTAGAAGAGTCCAATTGAGTGTGGATAATGTTGTTGCCAAAGTTTGCGATACTTTGCACGACCCATTGAGTTGTATTCCGCACCCCAGATAGAGACAGTTTCAAACTCTCCCACTGCGTCGATAACGACCACTGTTGCACGATCGAACGTGCTGGTTTGAAAGCCCGCAGCAGCATGGCTAAGATGATGATTGAAAGACTGTATGGGCACATGATCGTACCTTCCTTGTGTTTGTTTACGCACTGCTCGTCGAGCAGTTAGTTTATCCCACTCTATGCCCTGTCCCGAGTACAGTTGGCGCAATTGTTTAATCAAGGGTCTTTCGTAGTATGCTACAGTACCAATGGGATTGTATTGCTCTAGCTCGTCTAATAGTGCTGTGCCAATGTTGGCATCACTCTTGATCTTTGAATAACGTTCTGCATGGCCGGCAAAAAGTATATCGCCGTTGCTATTGATTACTGTAGCAGCAGCGTCGTGAAAGCCGCCTGATATAC